GACGTTAATGCGAATATAGATGGATACGCCAATGTATTGTCTCAGATTGATCCTGAGTCATCTATTAACTTTAGAGCATCCGCTGCAACCATTGGAGCAGCTACTGTAAAGAAAGCATTAGATGCGGCAGAAGCAAGAAACATGGCAGAGAATGAAGTCAAGTCACAAAATCAACTTAACTTCTTTAAACAATATTGGGCTAGTACATTAAGAACTGACTCAGATGCCTTATCTAAACTTGCTTTCTTAAAGGAAAGGGAGGTTAATTCCTTTGCGGTATTTAGAAGGAATCCTAAGACATTTAGTGACAATGTAGCTAAGTTTAATGCAGAGGTAGACTCAGGTATACAGAACGAATTAGCTAACCACCTTATTGAAAGCAAAACTATCTCTAAGTTCTATAACGGGGAAAGAGGTGAGTGGGGCATGATTCTAGCAGCAAGAGGATTAGATACTCCAGATAATATACAGAAGATTATTAAAATAGCTACTGATAAGATTGACCAGCAAGGTACTCTCATGAAAGCTGAAAGAGATGCTCAATACAATCTTAAACAAGAAACCTTTATTGACCTGTATGATAAATTTACCTCTCAAGTTTATAGCGGGGAAGAGTTTAAGAATGAACTTAAAGCTATTAATTATCCACTATCAGTTGAATTGCTTAAAGAGATTAACAACGAAAAAGCTTCTAGCTTAATACAGAATGAAAACTTTTCTGACTTATCACTGCAAGTACAGCTTGGCAAGATGGATTATGGATCAATTGATAATAAGGCTTACGCTGGTGATATTAGTTACTTTCAAGCAGCTGATCTTAAAAAACAATACTTGCAAGTTACTAAGACATTGAAAGCAGGCAATGATATTATTAATAACAGACTCCGGATTGACGACTTGACTGTAATGAGAATGAATCAAGACAATCCACTAAGAACATTGATTGCTGATGCAAGATTTGAATTATCACTAGCTCAAAGTAGAGCTGTAGGCAATGGCGAAGAGTTCGACCAAAGAACAGCTGCGATAGAGATAGCAGAGAAGACTGCTCAGAAATACAAAGAATTAGCTTTACCAAAACATATCTCTACTGTATCAAGACATCTTAAAAAAACTGACTATCAGTTTACTACTGGTGAAGCCTTTGCTGAACTTACTGACGCAGAGATTCTTTCACTTAAGTATAAAGGTAAGGACTTAGCTCCAAGAACCTATGAACGATTAATGAAGAATCGTAACACTCTAAAAGATATTTATGAAGGACAGATTGTAATGGAGATGCCAAATGAATGATGATATTGAACAGTTGTTTATAGACGATGCATACATTCGTAAAGGTATTATGGTTGATCCAATTGTTGTCTCTCCAAAAGAAGATCCATCCCTTATGGATACGTACGCTGCTGCTGTAACAGAGCCATTAGCTGATGTAACAAAAGCTACTCCAGATGCTTATAAGAAGATGGCTGGCGCTACAGCTAAAGGTGGTGTACAAGCTCTTGGAACACCAATGGATATTGTGGGCTTACTTGGTGGACTATTAAACATGGCTAGTCCTGACCCAGAAGGTAAAGGTAACCTGGCTCAATTTGAGGAAATATATGGGGCTATACCATTTACCTCAGAAGATATTAAAGGTATGTTGGAAGACGCTGGATGGAAGTATGAAGAAGGGCCAGAACAAGCAGCAGAACTTATTGGTGAAGTAGGACCGGTTACAGAGGTTGTAGCAAAGGGCGTTAAGAAAATCATTAAGAAAAAGGCTAAATAATTATGTCTACACAAGAACAATCTATCAATCAAGACATAGACCAAATGGTTGGTATTGAGCAAGACTTAGAAGAAGTAACTAAAGAGATTACTCCATTAGCTACTGCCGAGGATGTATTACAAGAAGATGTTGCAGACGATATTCCTGAGGAAGTAGATCAAGACGTATTAGTACCAACAGGTCAACCAACATTTACTGACGAAGAACCAACCAAGGTTGCAGGCATAATTCCTAAAGTTATTAAAAAGGTTACGACTCAAAGCGAAGATTTCGCTGACTTAATGGCAAAGCGTAGCAAATTACCATCAAGTTCTGATGAATACTTAATTATCCCAAATGCTACTGACGATGAGGTAAATGCCGTATTAAAGAGCTATGGAGATACGCCTGTTGACCCAGCAGCAGAAGGCGCTACCGTTGGAGCAAAAGCTACAATCTCACCTAGATTTAATGTTAATCAGATTGAAGACTCACAGGGCGTTAAAGACTTTATTAATGTCGTTGGTGATGTTTATCTTGGTGAAAAGAAAGTAATCTCTACTAAGCAAATAGCTGAGGAATTAAGCAGAGCTAGGTATACAGTATATAAAGACGGCAATTCATTTAAGCAATTTAAGACACAAGATGAAGCTTATGCCTATGTTAGAGAGCAAGGGGATAATGCAGTGAACTTTACTGTAGAAGGCAAGGCTCCATACTCTAGTGACTATCTAGCTAGAATACTAGACCCTAACAACCCTACGATTGCAGATCCAACAGAAGCATACAAGATGTTGATGGCGCAATTAGATGTTACCAATAAAGCAGAGATATTAGCCAGACAGATTATTGACCAAGGTGTAAATGCAACAGATGCATTAAGACTTGAGTTTGACCAGACATTAGCATTAGCTGGTGAAATATCTAAAGCAGTAGACAGAAGGACTGCTGACTATGGTAGAACATTGCGTATGTTTGGTGAATTAAGAAGCTCTGGAAACTTGAAAGAGATTGATAACTTCATTGCTGAGCATGGAGGAAGGTCTGGCACTGAAGAAAGAGCAAGACAATTCTTAGCATTACCCACAACTGAATCAAAAGCACGTACTGCAAGAGCGGCATTTGGTATGGGTGCTGTTAAGGATATTTGGCTTTCTACATGGATTAATGGATTATTATCTAGCCCAATAACTCATGCTAAGAATATAGCAGGTAACGCTATGTTTGGCGCAATGCAACCAGTTGAGCGAGCTATGATGTCTATTGTTGGAAAGGTACGTAATGGTGTATTTGGTAGTGATGATGCGATTAGGATGAGCGCTGTAGTCGATCAAGCTCAAGGATACTTTGGCTCCATTGTAGATGCTGGAAGATTAGCTGGAAAAGCATTCGTCAAGAATCAAGGCATGGATGAAGCATCTAAAATGGAATTAGATAAGTTTGCAAGACGCAATGAGTTTGATGTTGACTTTGGAGATTCAACCATAGGAAAAGCAACAAGTGATATGTTAAGGCTGTACGGAAAGTTTGTTACTTTGCCGGGCAGAACATTACTTGCTGAGGACGAGTTCTTTAAAGGAGTGGCTTATGTTGGAGAATTTAGATTCCTAACAAAACAAAAAGCTGAGGTATTTTATAGTGCAAGATTAAAGGAAGGTATTGACAAAGAGACTGCTAAGAAACTTACTTCAGATTATTTAGCTGAGATAAGAACTAACCCAACAGATGACATCCTAACAGCTTCTACAGAAAGAGCTAAAGAGATGACGTTTACTAAAGAACTAACAGGCACTATGGCTGACATACAGCGTGGTATAAATAGCGGCAAGTTATCTCCAATACTTAAGATGTTCTTTCCCTTTGTTCGTACTCCAACAAATCTTGTTATCGAGGCTGGGAAGAGAAGTCCATTACAGTTGATTAACCCAGGGTTTTATAGAACGGTAGCTAAAGGTGGCGTGGAAGCAGATGCAGCTATAGCGAAGATGACATTAGGTACGACTATGATGGGAGGTGCTGCCTATTATGCTCTTCAAGGACAACTAACTGGCGCAGGTCCAACTAATAGACAGCTACGAAAAACATTAGAAGCAACCGGATGGCAACCATACTCTTATGTATACAACAAAAGTGATTTAAGCGAAGATCAGATTAAAGACTTCATGGACAAAACACCAGTATCTGTCGGAGAGGATAAGGTCTATGTCTCGTATCAAGGCTTGCAACCTATCTCCACATTAATCGGTGTATCAGCCACTATAGCTGAATACTTTACATACAACTCATATGCTAATACCGCAGAACAAACTACAGCAGAAGAACTCGATAAAATAGTGCAAGCAGCAGGTTTGGGTGTTTATGACTTTGTTGGTCAGCTCCCTATGCTACAAGGATATTCCGAGTTTACTGACATTCTTGCTGGCGACCCTATGAGTAGTGCTGCTAGTTTAAATAACATGTTAAATAAGTTAGGGAAGAAGGCTGCTGATGTTGCTATTGGTGGATCTCCATTAGGCGTATATAGCAGTGGTATGGCTACAGTAGAAAGAATCATGTCTCCAGAACGATCTAATGTTATGAGGTCAGAGGGCAGTCCAGAGGGTGGGCCAATATCTGCATTAGGTGATGGATTCGATAGAGCATGGAATCAGTATACATCTAGGTCTCCATTTTATAATGATGAGCTTCCAGAGGCATTAGATCCATTAACTGGTGATATAGTTACTATAGGAAAAGGCAATTGGGGAGAAGCATTTAATCCATTTAAAAACTCAGAAGGTAAAGTTGCTGAAGGATACCGAGCCTTAGTTAGTGCTGGTGTTCCAGTATATAGTCCTCCAAGGAAATTACACGGCTATCAACTATCAGCTGAGATGTATAACGAATGGATTGTTATTGCTACTGCCGGTGGAGAGCTAGAGGATGCAGTAATTGATGCAGCAGATATGATGTATGAAGATGATGACCTAGGCAAAGTTCAAAGAACTCTACGCAGAACGATGACCACAGGATACAAAGAGGCATTGATAGAATTGAAAGAGTTTTATCCTGACCTAGAGATGCATCTAGAAGATAAAGATTTAGAGAGTGCTGTTGAGGGAGTATACAGTTATTACTAGATTAAAACCCCAAATTATGCTAGAATTTTAAAGAGGAAAACATATGGCAATTGATATATCAAACACAACTAGGCGCATAGTCTATACAGGATCTGCTGGTACAGGTCCTTATGCTTTTGCGTTCGAGGTATTGTCTGAAACAGACATTGCCGTATACTTCAATGAGACTGAACTTACACTTACTACTGATTATACAGTATCTATTAGTGGTACTGGTACAGGTAGCGTAACTATTGTTGTTGGTGTGAATGTACCTACTACACCAGACGCTGATGATCGTATTACTATTGTTGGCGATAGAGCCATTGAAAGATCAACAGACTTTACTACTGGTGGCCCTTTATTTGCTCAAGCATTAAACGATGAGTTTGATAGTCTAACCATCTTTACCCAACAAAACTTAGAACAATCTAACCGATCACTACGCGCACCTAACACTGATCCAACTACAGTCAATATGACATTGCCTATCAACACTGTTCGGGCAAACAAAACCTTAGCGTTTGATGCTAACGGGGATCCAGTTATTGGTGAGATCATTGGTGATAACCGAGGTGACTGGGCAGCAGGAACAACCTATAACAAACGTGACTTAGTTAAAGATACCAGTAACAACAATGTTTACCTCTGTAATACAGCGCATACATCCTCTGGTTCACAACCTATATTCACCAATACCGATGCAGCTAAATGGGATCTATTAGTTGATGCAGCTAGTGCAGCGGCAAGTGAAGCAGCGGCAGCAGCTAGTGCAGCGGCAGCATCTACATCAGAAACTAACGCAGCTACATCAGAAACTAATGCAGCGACTTCTGCTAGTACAGCAACAACCAAAGCTAGTGAAGCTTCAACAAGTGCAAGTAACGCAGCAGCTTCTGAGTCTAGTGCTTCAAGTAGTGCAAGTTCAGCGAGTACATCTGAAAGTAACGCAGCCACTAGCGAAACCAATGCGGCAACATCAGAAACTAATGCAGCCACTAGCGAAACCAATGCAGCATCAAGTGCATCATCCGCATCGACATCAGCTTCTACTGCAACAACACAAGCAGGCATAGCAACCACTCAGGCAAGCAATGCCAGTACCTCTGCTACTAACGCTGCTAGTTCAGCAAGTGCAGCATCATCCTCAGCTTCAGCCGCGTCTACTTCAGCTACTAATGCAGCGACTTCAGCAAGTGATGCACAAGCAATTAAGGATAGCATTGATGAGTTCTACCTTGGCGCACAAGCATCTGATCCAACCTTAGATAACAATGGTAATCCTGTTACTGCTGGTGACTGGTACTTTAATACGACAGCAGATGAGACACGCATTTACAATGGATCAGCCTGGCAAGTAACCGCTATATCTTCAGCAGGTTTCTTAACCTCAGCAAACAACTTATCTGACGTAGCTGACGCAGGAACCTCTAGGACTAACCTTGGATTAGCTATAGGCTCAGATGTACAGGCATACGATGCTACCATTGTTGTGGATGCAGATATTGGTGTCACAGTACAAGCCTATGATGCAGATACTGCTAAATATGATGCTTCGACTGCTAACTTTACAGGAACACTTCAAAATGGTGGTTCTAATGTTTTAGTAGATTCTGATATTGGAGCTACAGGTACAGTAGGTTATCCAAACATACCAGCAGTTGGTACAAAAACAACATCTTATTCATTAACTACCTCTGATGTAGGTAAATATGTTCAAGTAGGTTCAGGTGGTTCTATTACTATTCCTAATTCTACTTTTTCTGAAGGCGATGCAATCACAATATTTAACAACACAGCAGGTAATGTCACTATAACTTGTTCAATTACTACAGCATATATTGCTGGAACAAATACAAATGTAGCTTCAGTTACTTTGGAAACAAGAGGTCTAGCAACCATATTATTTATTAGTGGTACTGTATGTGCTATATCAGGTAATCTGTCATGAGCGGGATACAGTTAATGTTTTTAGGTCAGGCTCAACAAGGTAACATAGCTACATCAACATTCATAAACACATATGCTATAGGTTCAGCCATATCAACTTACAATTTTACGACCGCAACTATTCCTGCTGGTCTAGTTGCTATTACTATTAGTTCTGAAGATCCTTCTAATACTGCGATTTCTAGTGTAACAATAGGCGGAGTTTCTGCTACACGAGCTGCAGAATTTTCCCAAAACTTCAACGGAGGAACTGTCGGCGCAATTTGGTATGCGGTTATCGGATCATCTACAACATCAGTTAGTGTTAGTTTTGTAGTTGCTCAACTCCGTTGTGGAATAGGTGTATATACTATTGAAAACTATCTATCAGCAACACCAGTATATACTAATGCAGTTGGGGGAACTTCAATAACTACAAGTATAACTACTCCATCAATTAGTAGTGGCTCTTCTATAATTGCTGTTAGAACAACTGGAGATTTATATGCTCATACTTGGTCAGGAGTTACTGAAAATTATGATAATCGAATTGCTGGAGGATTGACAGGGCAAACAGGAGCTTCTTTAGATACATCAACAACACAGACCCATACAATACAATCAACTGTACTTTCTGCACCAGCTCAAGGAACAACTATGGCTGTTGCAGTATGGAGTTAAATTGAACTCACAGAATTGGGAAGTTGAATGACACCCCACGAAGAACTGTTAGCTCATGAGAAGCTGTGTGCCGAGAGGTATACTACACTACATTATAGACTTGATCGCTTAGAGTCTATGATTAACAAACTCATCTGGGGTTGCATGACAGGCTTCGGTGCTATCGTGGTCGCAGTTGTGGTAAACAATATATGAAAGAAACTACAGTCATTGTATGCTTTGCATTGGTATTAGTATGGAGTTATTGCTATGCAATCCTTACTTACGCGTAAGATTTTTTTAGCAATAATTACACTATTAGCAGTGCTGCCTATCAGCCCTGTCATTGCTTGTATATTATATGGATGGTTTATATGATTAATGTATTACTTCCCCTAATCTCAACGGTTATTGATCGAGTTGTCCCAGATAAGAATGGCGCTAACAAAGCAAAGCAAGCCATAGAGGCCGAGCTAATTGCCAATGCTACACAACTGAACCTAGCACAAGCAGAAACAAACAAGATAGAAGCAGCCCATCGTAGTATATGGGTAGCAGGATGGAGACCAGCTTTAGGTTGGGTGTCTGCATTAAGCTTTGCTTGGATATTTTTACTTGCACCTATCACACAATGGGTGCTGCTACTCACTGGCAACACAGTGGTATTACCTGTATTACAATCCGACATTCTATTAGAACTTACCTTTGCTTTACTGGGACTTGCTGGACTGCGAACTTATGAGAAACAAAAAGGTCTAAGTAAGTAATGACCAGACTCACTCCACACTTTACTTTAGAAGAACTCACCTTCAGTAACACAGCAACCAGACTAGACATAGATAATACACCGAACGATGTACAGAAATTCAACCTTGTGACATTAGCGGAGGGGCTGGAACTTGTTAGGACTAAGCTTGATGGACATGCTATTCGTGTATCTAGTGGTTTTAGGTCTATGGACCTTAACCGCGCTTTGCGTTCTAAGGATACCTCGTACCATACATACGGCCTTGCGGCAGATTTTACTTGTCCTGGCTTTGGCGATGTTCACGACATTATGCGGACTCTTGCTGGAAGTTCGATAGAGTTCGACCAATTGATCCTTGAATTTGGAAGCTGGATTCATGTGGCATTTCCTAAAGGTACAGACAAGCCACGCAGACAGATGTTAGCTATCAGTAAAAGTGGTGTGCGCATCTACGAGTAGTTGCAACCTGCGGTATATATGATATCCTTATACTATCTAATACATGAGTAACAGTTATGTCAAAGAATAGTAGAGTTTTAGTTATATCCGATCTTCATATCCCTTACCACCATCAAGATGCATTCGACTTTCTCAAAGCACTCAAGAAGAAATACAAACCTGACTTAGTTATTAACATCGGTGATGAACTCGATCAGCACGCTATCAGTATGCACGATAGTAACCCTGACCTACCATCAGCTGGTGATGAGCTGCGACTGTCTAGGCAATACATCTATGAGTTGGAAAAGGTTTTTCCTAGGATGATCCTAGTACATTCCAATCATTCGTCTCTCGTTTATCGCAGAGCGTTAAAGTATGGACTACCTAAAGACTACCTCAAGTCTTACAATGAATACCTTGGTGTTGGCCCGGGATGGGAATGGGTGGATGACATAACTCTTACCTTATCTGATGGTACACGCTGCTTCTTTACGCATGGCATGAGTGCTGACGTACTAAAGTTATCTATGCAGATGGGTAAGCATTGTGTCCAGGGACATTATCATTCAAAATTTTCTATCGGTTATTTCAGCAATCCAGATGCGCTGCATTGGGGTATGCAAGTTGGCTGTTTAACTTCTCAAAAATCTATGGCGTTCGACTACGCTAAGAACTTTAAAAATCGATTCATCATTGGTTGCGGCATGATTATAGATGGTCAGCCTAAACTTATGCCTATGGTATTAAAAGAGGATGGACGATGGACGAAGAAAATAGTATAAGCGAAGCGGATTCTAATCAGGCTGCTTTACTTGACAAATTAATTGGTAAAAAGATCTGGAATATTGAGCTGCTTGAAGATCCAGATGAAGATCAATCTGTTATCAGAATCTTTTTTAGTGACGATGAGGAAGATTATCTTATGATTCACTGCGAAGGTGCAGATTTATATCTCGTTGAACCAAAACCGAAGGCTCTGCACTAAAAACGACCTTGCATAAAGCCCGTGGTGAGGTTTTCTTATGGCACTTGAGGGGTTAGTATCAGATTATATTAAAGTATTGATGACGGGGCTGAGGACAGCTCAGAAGGGTGGTAACCCGTATAACTCATCAAACTCTTCATCAGTTAGTACAGGAATGTCCTCGACTTTGCATTCCGGGCGTACTTTAACGAATGCCTCCGCAGATTCTCTTGAAAAGAATGCACGAAGGCTATCGCCGTACTCATCTACTACTATAAACTTAGGTTCCATCCTTGCTTTGCTACCTTCCTAATCATTCTTTGATAATCCATTGTTACACAGCTCAAACATAATTGCAACATCTCGTTATCTTCATCGCACAGCCACTGAGTTGCTTCTAATTTATTCGGACTGGTTGGCTTTAATTTAATGGCATCATGTACTGCTTGTTTTAATATAGCTTGCAGCAACGGGACCATAGGAATATCAAATAGTGGATTGACTTCATTGTATAATTCTGCATCACTGGTATGGTCATACTGGTATATCTGACTCATGATTAATCTACCTTTTATTAATGATTTTAAGGATGCTCAAACGTACACTGTAGATCATAATAATATCTTGATTAACGAACCAAGGAAACTATTATGTGGACATCACCTAAAGCAACAGAAATGCGCTTCGGCTTTGAAGTTACAATGTACGTAATGAACAAGTAATACATGTAATACATAGTGGGGCTATTCGTTATGAACGCCTAGCCTCACCATTATCTCACCAAAGTTATACTTGACTTTCAGTGCTACCTCAGGACTCAATCCCTTAATAACAAAGTCGTTCACCTTGTGCAATGCTGTGATCTTTTCAACCTTAGCATCTGTCTCTAAACTACTGGCCTCAATCTTCTCGCCGATCTCTTTCAGCTTAGTAAAGAATGCATCTTTGTCTTTACAAACTATTGGATCTTTGCCTGGAAGACTGAGGCTTATGCCTTTTTTGGCTGCTCTGCCTTAACCGCAGCGTTGCCATCGTCATCTTCTGGTGCGATGCCTGCTGTTGTCATTAAAGAGTAACGTCTGGCATAGGTCAATGCTGAGCCATATCCTTGCGCGTCATGCTTATTTGCAGGCACGTACAGAATACCACCACTCATAGTTTCACCTGATTCATGCAACAGGATAGTTTCAATCTTGATTCCTGTGTCACAGTCGTGTGTCTTTTGAATCATAGATAAGCCATTGGTATGTAGTGCGTCAATGACTGCTTCGATACACCCATCTAAAGCAACGTACTTGCTTCTGAAGTGTGGGTTAGTTGATGTCTTCAATGCCGGGGCAAAGGCTTTTTGCGCCGCCAAGAATGCTTTTGCTATGGTATTAGTTTCCATATAGATTCCTTATAGTGGTTTAATTTTAAGTTTACTTACTCGGATTGTACGTGCAGGCTTCGCAGGCACAATCTTCTCGGGTGTTGCCTTGTAGTTCAACTCACCCCATGTCACACGATATGGCCCGGCAATCAAATGTTTATGATCTCGCATTTCAGCCATAATCTTAGCTTGAGTTGATTCAATCTTCTCTTTCGTTTCGTCAATCAGTTTGTACATTAAGTCAATACTACCGACATCAGACGCCAAAGAATCATCTAATAGTGTTTCATCACTAGCCTGGTCATAAATGCTGGTAGCATCTGAAACCTTAGTAAATTCATACCATTCAGTCTCTTCGTTGTTACGATACTTTTGCACTCTTCGGTCAAAGTCAATAGCACAATCCTTGATCTCTTGAATTAATGCCTCATTCCTTTTGAATACAAACATCCGTAATGTGATACCACGATACAGGACACAGACTATACCCCAATTTACTGGCACGCCTGTCTCACTTTGTACTACATCCATCTGCGCTTGCAGTTGTATGCGCCCGCGATAGTCAGGCAGTTCTATTTCTTTCTCTTGAGATGTCAATTTAGCTTCGATAATGCCTAATCCTTCAAGCACAATCTCATCGTCATCTACAACAAAGATACCTTTTTCTGGGTCAACTGTGATAATTTGACCACTGGCTTCAGCTGTCGCGTCCAAGGATACACCTAATGGCACATCTTTGTGATAAAACGCTTTGCCAAAGTTAGTCACTGTGTTTTTCAGCCCAAGCCTCTGGACAGCCTCTTCAATGATAGGTACTTCAAACTGCGTCCCCCAATGCAATGCTTCAAAGTTCAATGGCTCACGCTCAAGACCTTTTACGGCATTGAAGGCATGCTTTAATGGATCGTTGGGAGTTTGGTAGGGGTTCCTACCCATTGCAGCAGCTACTTGCGAGCCACTCAGTATGTCATCGCGCGTAAGCTTACCCTCGGCGATGTTTGGGGTCTGTTGCCCCTGGACAGTTGCGTTTTTTTTGTCATTCATAGTCTATTTCCTATTCAAAAGTGCGTAAATGGTGGATTTGGTAATCCGCTTATTTTGAGCAGACCGCATGCCTAATTCGTGCAACCTGTCCGCCATCTTCTCAAGGTGTGGCGTGTGTTTATTGCCTCGCCTTAAGTATTGAGGGTCATCTAGTAGTTGGTTGATTAATGGCATGATCTTTTCGCGGTACTGCTTCGACTTGTTATGCGTTGCAATACCTCCCAGTTTACTAATGCGTTGTATCTGGTCGCGTGGTGCGCCTAGGATAACCCCGCGCGCCTTGGCTTGCTCGAGTGCGAGCTTGGTTCGTTGGCTTATCATGTCGGCCTCATGTTCGGCAATCATGGCGTGCATGTGCCATTCGAGCTTCGTCATATGTTCATGACCCGCAACGATCAACGGCACGTTGTCCTTAAGTAGTCCGCTAATGAAATGCAGATCACGGGCGACCCTGTCAGTCTTAGCTAGTAATAACTTACAGTCAGGCGTCGACTTAACCAATGCCATAGCATCATGCAGTTGGGGGCGGTCTTCGATGGAAGTCTTGCGTCCACTTTCGTGGTCGATGAACTCAGCTACCAACTCGCCATCGTTCGCCTTAATATGCGCCATTACTGTGGCACGTTGAGCGTCGATTCCATAGACTTGCTTGGTTTCGTTGGTGCTTATTCTTAGATAGGTGATATATTTCATTGCTCGACATCCTTCCGCGCGCCTATGTCGCTTGGTGCGCAGTTGATGACGATGGTTTGAACGTCTTGATCTACGTTGGCAGTGGTGCAAAGCTGTTGCCAGTCGTACAGGTCTTTGAACGTGCTACGTTCTAACACGATTTTAATGTTATCCATTTTTTAATTCCTATATGGTTGTTAAATTGTTGCAGACACCCTCTCGAACGTGGGAGCGTCCACAAGCTCATAAGTTTTAATAAGGCGCTTCAAGTCCTTACCTTGGTTTATACACTTTGCAAGGCGTTGCGCGCTGTCGTGCGGTGATATTTCAATAAATGAAGTTACCTCTTGCGCTGTCAGTGCTTTTCCAGATGATGGCGCACCCTTTAAGCTGTCGTAATAATCTACAACAGTTTCGTCGTTGCGGTGTTCGTGGTTAAGCTCGAGCGTGAAGCTTGAAGGCTTGCCTTGATCGTCTACGCGTATAACAATGTCATAAGGTAGTAAGGCTTCGTTAACCTCGGGCGAGGCGTCCTCGAGTTGTAGTTGGATAAATTGATCTTCCATGGTATTAATCCTTATATAGTTATTAATATGACTATCAAAATGATAATCCCCTAGCACCCCGTGAGGCGCTAGAAGGTATCACTAATCCTTTGTTATTAGCTTGTATTCGTTTTCGTTTATAAAATGAAATAAGCGCGGTCTGTTATTAGAAAACGTATCCTCCAAATAAAGCGCCATTAAGTCTTTTTTTGACCATTTTCTATTAAGCTTTTTAGTTAAAATATCGAATAACTTTTCTTTGTTTATATTCATTTTGATTAATTCCTATATGGTTATTAAAGTGTTGCAGACACCCTCGCGGGCGTTTCGGGTATTAAACCCTCGTCAGTGCAACTATGCGGTAATCCTCGCGGTTGTATTCGTCGGGTAAGTCTTCCGCCTCGTATGCTTCGCTAATGTCTGCAAAGAAATCCTCCAGTTCTTTCTCCGCTTGCTTGTAGGTCGGGAATGTTTGCGGCTCGCCGTCAGTATGCCAAGCATTAACCCAACCATCGCAGATGGTGTCGGTTTCAACTATGTATTGCGTTGTCATCTTGGTTGCTTCCGCGTTGATAATGTCGATTGCTTCGTTGATTTGCGACCATGTAACGCCGTATTCCTCTTGCATGTCTTCATAGTCTTCAAGCCATGTTGATTCGTGGGACAGTTCCCAAGCCTCGAACTTGTCCCTGTATGGCTCTTGCCATGTGTCGCAGTTCATCTCCGCGCATTTATACATATAATTGACTAATTGCTTGATGTTCATGTTTACACCTCCACTCGAACGATCACGTTCGCGTTGCTTTGTATCATTGGAATTTGAACCTTTGTTTTATCATTAACCAACAATTGCTCATAGTTTCTTTGGTGAATACGAACATCTGCATTGATAGTACGTAATAACCCGTTAAGGCGTTCGCGTGTTGTAGGTGTACCCCAACCACACATGGAGATATATAACTCGCCTTCATCGCGCCATGCTATTTTGTTGCCGTGTAAAAATATCGAATTGCCATCAGTCATAGAATTGCCAACTGTTAATTTACGACCATTTAAGAATGCTTCTGTTATTTGCTCGGTTACTTTTCTCATTTTCTTAGTCCTTATATAGTTTTTAAGATGTTGCATAAGACCAACTCGCGTTGGTTTCGACCAATTAGGTCTCGTCAGTTATGCTATTTTCTAATACTGGCGCGTCATCTCTAAGCCAATCATGCTCGGTCTTATAATATTCGATCAGCCATTTAGGCAACAGCTTTTCAATTTCATCGCTAGTCAAAGAAATTTGGTTGGTGTGGTCTGATGACAAATAAATAGTGGTTGTGTTGCCATCCTCGCGAAAGTTGGTTGTGTTGCACGGGTAAAGATCGAGGTTTAAAGTTTCATCTACATAGAAATTGACATCGACAAAAGCTCCTCCCTCAACCTCGAAAGCGTGCCACGTGTCGAACTCCATCAGTATATCTTGTCCTGATTTTGTCTGCGCCCATGCTTTGAATTGATTAATAACGCTTGCTTCAATGTCTGGCGTAATTCTTTTGATTGTGGTTATAGTCATGATTATGCAACCTCCCTAAGTTTGATATTCATTAATATGCCACTGTCTGATAGTTCGGAAATAAATTCGCCATCGTCAAGCGGATACAAAAAGGCATTTGATAGCTTGTTCAGAATGTCCCTGTACTCAGACTCAGAAAACCATCTATAACATTTCTCATCTAAGTAGCAGTTGAATAGGGCGTCAAAATCACGATCTTCAAAACCGTCTTCATAAACTCCCACCATTGATGACATCTCGTAGGGTGTGCCATCTGCTTCATACATGATTAAACCCACATCTTCCAGTCTTACCTTTATCATTCTGTCTATTGTTTGCATTGTCTTAGTCCTTATATAGTTGTTAAGAAAAACACGTTTCGTCGTGTTGATATAAGTATATAACAAAGATATCGATTAATGCAACACTTTTTTAAATTGGTATAATTAAGGTATGGAATACAGCCTACCAAAAAAGCCGAAGATTAAAGAGAAGACACCCGCACCAGACCAACGGAAGTTCAGCGTCATGCCATTATCAGTTATTAATAAACGTATGACATTAGCAAGCTATCGAGTGTTGGTTGTGTTGTCGAGCTATTGCAACAAAGCGGGGTTTACTTATGTGTCATTGGCAAGGATAGGGAACGACTTGGGAATCACTGCGCCGAGTGTATCAAGACAGATACAACGTTTACAGAAGTTAGGGATAGTTAAAAAGGTCAGCGGTCATTATTCTATGATTAAGGGCGCAACTAGACGCATTATATACGATGACAGTCTGAGCAATGAGGACGCTAGTCGAATAGCTAACGCACCAATCGAACCATACAACAACAGGGAAATCAAAGGGGAACTAATGAAGAAAAGGATAAGCAAAAGCAATAAGATAGCGAAGGAAGCAAAGCCTGTCAGTGCTAAGCAATCAAATCAGTTACACAATGAGTTATTAGCTAGTGTGTTTGAGTGTGTGAAGAGTGAGCAGGATTTGGTCATAGTCGAGCGTAGGCTGGCAAGTGGTGAGAATCCTGGGGACATATTGAAAGAGTTGCAAGGCTAAAGGGACGTATAGCTGTACAACATAAGGTGGCATGTCTGCGAGTGGAACGCTTTAGGCTGTGCAATCATCCCATTAGTTTAGATTAGTAATTGCATGGTGAACTGGTAAAAAATAACATTGCTTTGTCCGAAGGGTACACCTTCCCTCCCCGTCCCCTGACTGTGAGGTAGGGGTGTTACAAGCAAATTTTTGCTAGGTTTTCCTTACAACGTTTAACACAAGCTATCTTTTCTTCTCGGGACATATACATCCATTGCTCTAAGTCATCGTAATCTCGTCCGCACCCGGAGCATATCGCACCATGGTCTGTCTGAATGTACTTACATAGGTTCGTGCATGGACTCGACGCGGCCTTGCTGCTAGTTTTTAAAGACATGTTTTTAAACCTTGTTAAGATTGCCGAGTGGCAACCTGATCGTGTGGGTAACATAACTACAGACAATAACAATCTCACCCGTAGTAAAAAGGGATAATCACATAAAGTGATGAGCATTCTCGTTTATCTGGTTTATATATAGTGTCTACCTATATACCCAAGGAACTGTACCTGTAAGGATACCCTTGATTCAACTTGTTTATACCATTGGTCATGCTCTACCGCCGGTGGACTGGGTTATGGTCCCGTAGATTGATTATATACACAACTAAAATAAATTGCAAGTACATATAATTAACGCTAAAAATGTCATATATGACAGTTGACACAATGTATCTATGAGATATACTAAATGTATGGAGGAAGGGATATGATAGTAGAGTTTGTATTAGTAGTGAGTGTTACTACACCAATAGAAAGTTTTAGATATATTGGACATTTTACTAGCTGCGAGCAAGCACATCTGTATGTAGAGTTAAACATACCTGATGTTAAAGCAACACGATGCTTGTTAGAAGATTATATCTATTTACCTGATTCAGTTAAGAAACGCACAATAAGGATTCATGATGGAGCTGAAAGCTTTTTACCAGTGGATCTGTAAAGAGTTCAACGAGGGTGAGCCGTTGGAGTATAAGTGGACGAGGGCTGATGGCTATTGGAAGGTAACTAAGGGCTTTCCAATGGGAGGTAGATCAGTCTCACTCCACGCAGTAGCAGAGGTAATGGAATACGAACGATGGCTGTTGAAAGAGAAAGATGCAGATAAGCGTAAGCCAGGCAGGATTAAGAAAGTTGTTACTAAATATAAAGGAGAGGAACTATGAGTGATTTAAAACCATTTCTAGTTAGACTGACACCGCAAAGTGTTGAGCTGCTAGATAAAGCATCAAAGTCAGAAGAGAAGACGAAGGCCGGATTAATTAATGAGGCTATTAAGGCTTACTTAACATCTGACTTAAAATCCAGATTAAAGAGATTATGAGTCCAACTATAAGATTAGAACTGCCTTATCCACCAAGCGTCAATAGTTATTGGCGTGCTAATGGACATAGACGATACATCAGTAAAGAAGGTGTAGAGTTTACTAAAGCAGTAGATCTTGTAGTGAAGCAAAGTAATGCCAAGAGTTTTGAAGAAAAGAAAGTAGCAATTAGTGTAATGATACACCCCAGATCTAAAAGAAAGTTTGACTTAGATAACACACTTAAGGCAATATTAGATGCATTAATGAAGGCTGGCATGTATAATGATGACAGTCAGATTGAGTACATTGAGATTGCTAGAGGTGAAGCAGTCGATGGCGGTAAAGCTGTCGTACATTTATATGACTATATAGGAGAAGAACATGGCTGAACAACCATATCAACGTAAACCAGGTAGCGGAAGTATTTTTAAGAATGATCGTAAGACAGAAGATTGGCATGCTGATTGGCGTGGTAAAGTATTACTACCAGATGGCACGGAGCATTACGTAGACTTATACAGTAACAAAAGTCAGCGAGATGGCACGGAGTATTATGGCTTACGAATTGGTAATCCTGTCGCGGCATCCGCATCCAACACATCCGCACCAGTACGTAATCAAGCACCAGCGCCTGAGACTGTGGCCGAACTCGAGGACGATCTTCCCTTTTAATGAGTGAAGCTAAAAACAAGAATAAACCTATCCCGTCTTTGGCGGGTTATGGTGGTGTGAAAACACTACAAAAGAATCTGGAGCGCAGCACAACATTAGCTGCCAACAGAGAAGCTGTCGCGTATTCCTTATTGTCTATTGCTAACACCAAGATTACTGACTTTATGGAATGGGATGAGACAGGTAAAGTAAGAGTAAAACCAAGTCGTGATATTCCGGAGCATGCCCTGCAAGCAATTAAGTCTATCAAGATTGATAAGGATGGGCAGATTGCTATTGAGATGTGGGACAAGCCCGGAGTGTTACGCATACTAGCAAAAGCATCAGGCTTATTAGATAACCCAGAAGAATCGGATAAACCATCCGTTATTGGTATTAACATTAAAGCACCCACTATAATAGATAGCGATATCGATGAGTCCTAGAGAAAAATATCTTCAAGCAGTAAAAGACCTTGCGGCGAAACGAAGAGACCCAAAGCAATGGGCGCGTGATATATTAGCTGATCCTAATTACAAATCCGACCTTGGCATTGCTATGGCCAAGAAAGCACTAGACCCTAACAACTTAAGAGGAATCAAAGATGAATCCTAAAGACACCCAAGTCGGTGGTAACCATTACACTAAGATGAAGATACAGCCAATGGAGTTTTCCATGGCAAACAATCTTAATCCTATGCAGCATACTATTATTAAGTATGTCACTCGTGTTGACCTTAAAGGCAATGGCGATGAAGATATAGACAAAGCAATACACACACTACAACTTTGGAAACAGTGGAGGAAAGATAATGGACATAAAGCTACAGATTGACCAACTGCGTGAAGAATTTAAGATGGCAAACATGAATAACTCTCGAGTCATGCAGATCATTGATACGCTATATGCGGAAAACCAAGAACTCAAACGTCTAATGACAATGAAGTTCAAAGATATAGACGATGAGCAATAAAAAAGAGCGCAGTAAAAAAGCACTCAGTGGTCCGGGCATTGACCTGGACTTTAGCACATCGCCGGCGGTATATGGATTCTTACAGTCTAATAAGTTTGTCCGCGGACTAATGGGACCAGTTGGGTCAGGCAAATCATACGCCTGTGCTGCTGAGATTATGATGCGTGCCGTTAGACAAAAGCCCTCCCCACAGGATGGCATTCGCTATACCCGTTTTGTCATCGTACGAAACTCGTATCCAGAACTTAAGACTACCACAATTAAGACATGGCAGGAGTTATTTCCTGAGAATACTTTTGGTCCAATGTTATATACCCCACCCATCACGCACCACATACGTCTCCCCTCCAGAGGAGATGCTGCGGGAATCGATTGTGAGGTCATATTCTTAGCATTGGATCAACCTAAAGATGTAAGAAAACTATTATCACTTGAACTAACGGGGGCGTGGGTTAATGAAGCTAGAGAACTTCCTAAGGCAGTTATTGACGGTCTTACTCATAGGGTGGGTCGTTATCCTACTCAGCGTGATGGTGGTCCTACATGGCATGGTGTTTGGATGGATACCAACCCAATGGATGACGATCATTGGTGGCATCGTCTAGCAGAGAAAGAACCGATTACCGGTAAGTATGGCTGGGACTTCTTTCAACAACCCGGTGGTGTTATAGAAGTACCGATAGATGAACTACCAGATAATCCAGAAGCAAACGATCATATCTTTGCTAGTGGACGATGGTGGAAACTGAATCCTAAAGCAGAGAATGTAAAGAACTTACCAGCAGGTTACTATTCACAAATGTTGGGTGGTAAGAACTTGGACTGGGTGCGCTGTTATGCTGAGGGTAAATATACTTACGTACAAGAAGGCAGACCTGTATGGCCGGAGTACGATGATAATTTAATGAGTTCAGATGAGGTAGAGTACGATCCTAACCTTCCATTACATATTGGTCTTGACTTTGGTTTAACTCCAGCAGCAGCTATTGGTCAGCGCCTAGCAAATGGACGTTGGGTTGTATTACATGAGATAGTTACTGAAGATATGGGACTAGAAAGATTTGGTAATCAGTTACTAGCTGAACTCAATGCTAGGTACCCTAAGGCACAAGTGTTAGTGTGGGGCGATCCTGCTGGTATGCAACGTGATGCTATCTATGAAGTAACAGCCTTTGACTACTTACGTACATTAGGACTACGCGCACAGCCAACTGCATCTAACAACTTCAGAGTAAGACGTGAAGGGGCAGCAGCTCCAATGCAACGATTGATTGCCGGTAAGCCAGGTCTAATGATACACAAGTCATGTAAGATGATTCGTAAGTCATTGGCTGGTGGTTATCATTTTAAACGTGTAGCAGTTGGTGCGGGCCATGAGCGATTCAAAGATAGTCCAAACAAAAACGAACACTCACACATTGGTGATGCGTTTGGCTACTTAATGTTAGGTGGTGGTGAACATAAGCGCATGACTAAGAGTCCATTAGCTGCTAGTACATTGATTGCGCCAACAGTTGCAGGGAGTGACTTTGACGTCTTTTCTTAATCAACAATATTTAGATAAGTTCATGCCAAGCGTGACTGGAGTTACTTATCGAGTTTATCAACCATATTATGTAGAACAATATAAAGGATTAGACAACTATGGGTTTCCACACATGTCGGCTCAAGATAGAAAGAATCATATCAATCATCAGTCTGAATGCGGTCCATCTGTTGCTGTTTTCGTTGAGCGTGATCTTGTCGCTATTTTTGGTATGGTGCTTGTATGGAAGGGTGTGGGTGAGGCGTGGTCTACTTTCGATGAGAAAGCTAGACGATACCCAATAGCTATGACTAAGTCTGCATTTACATTCTTTGATATCTGTGAGATATTATTTAATTTACATAGAGTGCAAATTACGGTAGACTCCAGTGATAGTCGAGCTATGCGATGGGCAAAATGCTTAAAGTTTGAATCAGAGGGTTTGATGAAAGAATATAGTTCAGATAAGAAAGATTATCATATTATGAGGAGAAAGTAACATGGGTGGTTTATTTGGAGGAACGCCAGATAATTCAGCTGCTATGGCTCAGATTGAACAATCTCGTAAAGAGACAGAGCAAGCAAGAGCTGACGCACAAGAAGAGAAAAGAACATTGCAAGAAGAGATGGCAGCAAAGAAAAGAGCAAGACTTGCTGGCGGATCAAGAGCGCTTTTATCTGATACAAGATTAACACCAGAGACTGGCATCGATGATGAAGCTAGTACAACACTAGGAGGATAGTATTATGGGTGGAGTAGTAAAATCAAAACCAAAAGCAGCAGCACCGGCGCCAGCACCAAAGCCTGTACCAGTTATTAAAACAAGAGATGTAGGTGCTGAAAGAGAAGCGGCTACGTTAAGGTCAAGACGTGGAAGAGCAGGTGGCTTGTTAGCTAAAGCATTGCCATCAGAAATGGAAACTGCCAACACATTAGGCACTAAAACAAAAGTATAATTACCTAGGATAACAAATGGGGTTAAAGACAATAAGAAGCGAGTTGCTTTCTGATGCTGATTCAGTATCTGCATTAGAGCTTGCTGCTAGTTTAAAAGAAAGACAAGATCCTAGTATTAGCAAAGAATCTATTGTTGATACCGTTATACTGCCTATAGCATATCATGAGTCTCAACTAGATCCACAAGCTAGGCAAAAGATAATTAAGCGTGGCGTAGAGGTAGATGGACCAGGAAAAGGGTTAATGCAATTTGAGGACGCGTCACTATACACCGCATCTAAAAGAGCAAAAATGTTACTTGAAAAAAACAACCAGAAAGTTCCTTCTTACATACAAAAGGTAATTGATCGAAAGATTACTGATGCATCTAAACTAACCACTGGACAACAGTCAGCATTAGCTGTTTATGATTTGTTGCAGAAACCTAAAGCTAATATTGCTTTGGTAACTTCTGGAGTAGAAAGTATTAAGATGCTATGGGAAAATTATTGGTGGGCAGGGAAGAGAAACAAACCGACAAGACGTGCTAAATTTTTAGATGATTACAAGTCGTATCTTTTAGATTATCGCGATAACATTAAAGACTAGGAGCTAACATGGCAGAACCAAAGCTAACAAAGAAACAAAAAGAAATGCTGAAGAAGCAAATGGAAAAGAAGATGGACGAAAAGACTGACGAAGGCTATGACAAGTATTATGAAGATGAAGAAAAAGACAACAAAGCCGACAGAGAAAAAATGATGAAAGTCCTTAAAAAACTACTAGGTAAATAAATATGCAAAATAATACATGGTCATCTGAGTTAAAAGGCGGTCCACTCTTGGCTAGGCTGTTTACAGAACTGACATTAAAAAAAGAAAAAAACCCTGAGAAAAAGGCATTTTTGGAGAAAGCTAGAAAAGCTTTATATTCGCCAACAGAGCAAGTTAATGCAAGCAAACAAGAAGCAGTAAGAGAAAAAAGTGATGTAGCATCTACTTCCGCTGCAAGAAGAAGGGCCATGCGAGGCAGATCAGGTTTGATGTCAACAATAAGGTAAAGATATGTGGAGCTGGCATTTATATTGGGGTATGGGTTTTGGTGTTGAATGGACTGAGTCTGAATGGCATTCAGGTGAGATTATCTCTCACTTCTTAATTAACATAGGATGCTTACGCATTCAATATAGTGAGTGGGCGTAATGGCTATTAATGTAAAAAGAGAATCAGATACCACGAATTCTAGGTACGTTGTATTAACACAAGCTGACATAGATAATAACCAGCAGGTTACTGGTAGTGAAAGACCACTAATCGTTGTTAATACTAATCATCATAGGCTACATGAAGGGCGTGCATATTTTTTATATGAAAACAGAACTAATGGTACACCTTTAGCAGATGGTGCTTCAATAGATTTTGTGATTGCCTCAGGTAGTGGTACAAACATGCACATAACATTTGGTGCAATTTGTGGTGGCGATGCAGAATTATATTTATATGAGGGAGCAACTGCCTCAGGTGGCACTAGCGTAACCGCTGTTAGAAGAAATCGCACTATTAGTAACACAAGTAATACAGCAGCTTTATTAGACCCAACAGTAACTAATGTAGGAACAGAGTTATTTGCTGAGTTAGTAGCTGGTGGGATTAAAAAGAAAGCAGGTGGTGGTGATGGTGGTTCGTTAGAATATATCTTAAGCCCATTAACTACTTATTTAGTTCGATTAACTAATGTAAGCAATGCTGCACAATACGCAACTTTGGAGTTAGAATGGTATGAATAAGCCAGGATTATACGCAAACATTAATGCAAGAAAGAAAGCAGGTACTAGCAGGACTAAAAAGAAATCAACTATATCTGATAAAGCTTATGCACAGATGAAAGCTGGCTTTCCTAAAAAGAAGAAAGCTTAACTATGCCTGCTAAAAAATATCAAAATCCAGAGGGTGGACTTAATGAAGCAGGAAGAAAACACTTTAAAAAAACAGAAGGTGCTAACCTTAAAAGACCGCAAGGATCTGGCACTGATAGTCGGCGTGTATCTTTCGCTGCTCGTTTTAGCGGTATGGCTGGACCTTTAACAGACGAGAAAGGTAGACCAACAAGATTAAAACTTGCATTAAAGAAATGGGGTTTTGGTAGTAAAGAAGCAGCACGTAATTTTGCAAACAGACATAAAAAAGGATAATCATGGTAGCAATGATGAGATTAACAGCTGAAGATGTTTTAAACAGACATGAAAAAGCTTTAATTAGAAAAGAAGATTTTAGAAACTTATACGAAGAAGCCTATGAGTTTGCATTACCACAGCGCAATCTGTATGACGGACATTATGATGGTAAGGTCGGTGGCAGTAAGAAAATGAATCGTGTGTTTGATTCTACTGCAATCAGCTCTACTCAGCGTTTTGCAAACAGGATGCAGTCAGGCATATTCCCTCCACAAAGAAAATGGTGTAGGTTAGAACCAGGACCAGATATTCCTGAAGAACGAAATGCTGATGCACAAGCAGCGCTAGATGTCTATAACGAAAGATTGTTTGCTGCATTAAAGCAGTCTAACTTTGACATTGCCATTGGTGAGTTTTTGTTAGACTTGTCTGTAGGTACTGCGGTTATGATGGTTCAACCAGGTGATGATATTAATCCAATTAACTTTATTCCAGTTCCACAATACCTTGTTTCAATTGAGGAAGGCGCTAATGGTCAAGTAGATAATGTATATAGACGTATGCGTATCAAAGGTGAAGCAATACAAAGACAATGGCCTGAAGCAAAAATTCCATCAGAACTACAAAAGAAAATAGATCAAAAGCCAACTGACGAAGTTGAACTAATTGAAGCAACGGTATTAGATCAAAAGCGTGGTGACTATTGTTATCATATTATACACAAAGAATCCAAGACAGAATTGCTCTACAAAAGAATGGAATATAGTCCTTGGGTTGTGTCTAGGTACGCTAAAGTTGCTGGTGAAATATATGGGCGCGGACCATTAATCACTGCAATGCCTGACATTAAAACACTAAATAAAACATTAGAGTTGTTACTTAAAAATGCTTCTCTAGCTATTAGTGGTGTGTATACAGCAGCTGATGACGGAGTGCTTAATCCAAATACGGTGAAGATTATGCCTGGTGCTATTATTCCTGTTGCACGTAATGGCGGACCACAAGGTGAATCACTTAAAGCTTTACCAAGAGCTGGTGACTTTAATGTATCACAAATTGTTATTAATGATTTGCGAATGAACATTAAACGCACATTGTTAGATGAGTCATTACCTCCAGACAACATGTCAGCACGTTCTGCTACTGAGGTTGTAGAAAGAATGAAAGAATTATCACAGAACCTCGGCTCTGCATTTGGTAGGCTCATTAATGAAACAATGATTCCTTTAGTATCCAAGATGTTGCAGGTGATGGATCAGCGTGGCATAATAGACTTACCACTTAAAGTCAATGGACTTGAGATTAAGATTTCTCCAGTAGCGCCATTAGCTATGGCACAAAACATGGATGAAGTACAGAACATCTTACAATACGCACAGATTGCACAGCAAGCTGGACCACAAGGACAAATGGCTATTAAAGTTGATGTTATGTTAGATCATATTGCAGAGAAGCTAGGTATACCTCAGAAATTGAGACCTACCCCACAAGAGCGCATGATGATGCAACAACAGATGGCACAACAAGCACAACAGATGGCGCAACAAAATCCTGAGATGGCTACTCAAGTAGCGGAAGCTGCGATTAAAAAACAAGGATAGATTATGGCAGGATGGGATGATTTAGAACAAGCACTACCTCTTGACGTACGTGATGTTAGTCAAGCTAGAGATGATTTAGATCGCTTAACATTAAGAGTGTTAGGTGATGAAGACGGAAAGAAACTGATGGATTGGTTACGCCAATCTATTTTGGAGCAACCCGTAGCCTTGCCGGGAAGCGATCCTAGTTATGCATTTTATCGAGAAGGGCAAAATTCGTTAATTAGGGATTTAGAAGCAAGGATAATTAGAGCAAGGAAACTATAATGGAAGAAGCAATCGAGCCTAGTGTTCAGGAAACTGAATCGACTGGCCTACTCGATGGAGCAATGCCAGAAACCGAGGAAGTTAGTCAAGATACAAATGCAGTAGAAATAGATCATCGTGATCCAGCAGAACTACAAGCAAAGCAAGATTATGAAAATGCTGATGATGAACCATTAGAAAGACCCGATTGGTGGCCAGAAAACTTTTGGAAAGGCGAAGAAGCTGAACCAGATTTAGAAGCCATAGCAAAATCTTGGACTGACCTTAGGAAACAAATATCTCAAGGTAAACATAAAGCACCTGCTGATGGCAAGTATGATACATCAGCTTTTGGTAATACACCTGAAGATGACCCAGTTAGAAAGCATGTTATGGATTGGGCAAGAGATAATAGCGTTAGTCAATCAGCTTTAGATCACCTAGTTGGTAAAGTTGTAGACATGGGAGCTATGCAACAAGAAACATTCCAAGTCAACGTCCAACAAGAAATGAAGCAGCTTGGACCTAATGCTGATGCCAGAATTAACGGTATGAAGAAATGGGGCGCAAGCCTTGTAAGCAAAGGAATATGGTCTAATGATGATTACGAAGAGTTTACTATCATGGGTGGTACAGCAAGAGGTATCAACGCATTAGAGAAGCTTAGATCATCTTATGAAGGCAGTGTTCCAATAGAAGCAGCTCCAGTTGAAGGCGCACCTTCTAAAGACGAACTATATCAAATGGTTGGTGACGAGAAGTATAAGAATGACCCAGCCTATCGTGCTAAAGTAGAAAAGCTTTTCGCTCAAAACTTCGGCTCGTAATTCATTGCAAATAAGCCTTATCTGTGGTATATTCATGGGTAAGGCATATTGTAAAGCACCATCATACAACCCTTAATGCAAGTAACCTTGTCGAATGGCTATCGTAAATAGCAAGCACAGGCCCAGACTTTCTGGCATACCAAAGCGATTAAATTTTATTTTTAATTTCTAAGGAGAAACAACAATGGCTATTGGATTATCTAATGCTTTTGTAACACTCTTTGATGCCGAAGTTAAGCAGGCTTACCAAGCGAAAGCACAATTGGTTGGTGCAACTAGACAAAGACGCGGCGTTGAAGGTGCAACAGTAAAATTCCCTAAAGTTGGGAAAGGCGTGGCTACACTACGTGTACCACAAACAGACGTAACTCCACTTAATGTGGACTTCAGTCAAGTAACAGCTACACTCGAAGATTGGAATGCAGCTGAATACTCAGACATTTTCATGCAACAAAAAGTTAATTTTGACGAAAGACAAGAGTTAGTTCAAGTAGTAGCGAACGCTATTGGCCGTAGACAAGATCAATTGATTCTTGACGCACTTGCTGCTTCAGGTACATCTAACACAGTTGCCAACGACATTGGTGGTACTGACACAAACCTTAACGTAGCTAAACTACGTGAAGCTAAGAAGTTACTAGATAAGAACAACGTGCCACCGCAAGATCGTCACATTCTTCTTCATGCTAACAACCTAGCATCTTTACTATCAGAAACAGCAGTAACATCATCTGACTTTAACACTGTTAAAGCTTTAGTTGCTGGTGAAATCAATACATTCTTAGGTTTCACATTCCACACATTAGGCGATCGTGCTGAAGGTGGTTTAGCTGTTGATGGTTCTTTAGATAGAACTCTTTTTGCATTCCATAAAGAATCTATGGGTTATGCTGAAGGTATTGGTCCTAAAACAGAAATCAACTATGTACCAGAAAAAACATCATTCCTTGTGAATGCTATGTTCTCTGCTGCATCAGTAGCGATTGATGCTGAAGGTATTGTTCAACTCACATGTCGTGAATCTTAATATTAGGAGAAAATAAATGGCTTTTAATAAAGACGGATTAGTAGCGGCGGGCGGACAGTCTAAAGCTGGTGATGCACCACAAACCTGGAACTACACAACTATTGATGCTTATACAGCAGTAGCAGCTTCAGGCTATTTCAATGAAGTATCTAGCTTACTTAAAGTTGGTGATATTGTCTGGAACTATGATTCAGATGCGCCAACAATGTACGTACATGTTGTATTAACTAACGCTGCTGGCGTTGTCGATGTATCAGCAGGTACTGCAATAAGCGTAGCTTAGTAATAGTAATAATGCAGAAGGTGGGGGTTTAGGCTCTCACCTATTTGCACATTTGGAGAAAGTAAATGGCAACAGGTGATACCGATATTAGAATATGCTCTGACTCATTATTAATGTTGGGCGCAAATCCTATTTCTTCATTTACAGAAGGAACAGATGAAGCAAACATCTGCGACAGACTTTATCCTGATATTAAGATTAAAACATTGGCCAGTTACCCCTGGTCTTTCTCATTTAAAAAGGTGCAGTTAGCTAGGCTAATTACGACACCAACCAACGAATACAAGTACCAATATCAAATGCCATCAGACATGGTTGGCGTTCCAAGAGCTGTGTACGACACAGCCAGTGTTGGTGGTCCTGTTAGAAAAGAATATAGATTGATGGGAGATAAAATACTGACTGACTACGAAAAAGTATACGTAGACTATCAGTATAATGTTCCAGAATATGCATTACCTCACTATTTTGTGCAGTTACTGAAATACCAAATGGCTTGGCATCTCGCAATGCCTATTACCGATCAAAATGAAAAGTCTCAATATTGGCAAGTAGTAGCACAAGGAACTCCTGGAGAAAATGGTAGAGGTGGTTACATGCGCCAAGCTATGAGCATTGATGGACAAGGACAACCTACCAATGCATTCCAAGACTTCTCACTTATTGACGTGAGATATTAATGGCTCGCTTTGTAAGCATACAAACTAACTTTACATCCGGTGAACTAGATCCATTATTGCGTTCACGTGTAGACTTAAAGGCTTACGAAAACTCTGCTGAAAAAGCACAAAATGTTATATGCCAACCTCAAGGTGGAGTAACCCGCAGACCTGGTACAAAGTTTATTAATGAGCTTGGTGGTAGTCCAGAGAATGGGATTAGATTAGCGTCGTTTGAGTTTTCAGTAGATGATAGTTATATGTTGTGTTTTACTACAAACAGAATGTATGTCTATAAAGATAAAGTGCTAATTACCAACATTAATGGTTCTGGTAATGATTATTTAGATACCACAGGGTATGGGCTGGTAGGATCTCATTTAGATCATATGTGTTGGACACAGTCTGCTGACACACTTATTGCTGTTGATGAACATGATGCCCCAGTAAAGATTGTTCGTGGCGCTACAGACAGTTCATGGAGCATTACTAACATATCATTTGCTAGCATACCTAAGTATGCATTTACATTAACAACTAGCAATCCAGCAGGCAGTATTACTCCTAGTGATGTATCAGGCAAGGTTACTATTACAGCAACATCTGGTGTATTTAATGCAAGTCATGTTGGTCAATATATCAATGCATCTCCACAAGGCAGAGCAAAGATTGTTAAATATACTAGCGCAACATCAGTCAATGTAGTAACAGAATTTCCATTCTTTGACACTACGGCTACCACTACAGGTAACTGGGAGTTAGAAACAGGGTATGAGGATGTATGGTCCAACAGTAGAGGATGGCCTAGAACTGTTACGTTCCATCAAGGTCGTTTATACTTTGGCGGATCTCAATCAAGGCCGTCAACTATATGGGGTTCTAAAGTAGGATTATTCTTTGATTTTGAAGCCGTGGAAGGATTGGATGATGACGCTGTTGAAGCTACCCTCGATACTAATACTTATAATGCTATCACTGATATTATTTCTGGCCGTGATTTGCAAGTGTTTACTACGGGCGGTGAGTTCTACGTTCCGCAAGAAGGATTAACACCTATTACACCATCGGACTTCTTCTTCTCCACTACATCGCGTATTGGCTCAAAAGAAGGTATCCGTGTTAAACAACTAGAATCTGGCGTTCTCTTTGTGCAAAGACAAGGAAAGTCATTATCTGAGATTGCGTATTCTGATACACAGCTAACTTACTTAACATCTAAAATATCATTATTAGCCGGGCATCTTTTAAAGAATCCTAATAGGATGGACTTACGAAGAGCTGTTGCTACAGATGAAAATGACTTGTTATTATTAGTTAATGAAGATGATGGTAGTATTGCAGCATTCTCACTACTAAGATCACAGAATGTTATTGCGCCATCACAGTTTACCACTGAAGGTAATTTTCTTGATGTTGGTGTAGATATTACCGATATTTATACCGTAACTTCAAGAGATGATGGAGGGACAACTAGATACTACGTTGAGGTATTCGACAACACTACACTAACCGATTGTGCGGTAATAGGAACTACATCTCCTACTGCCGATATGAGTCATCTGGTTGGGCAGGTAGTACATGTTATTTCAGATGGTTACGTTGAGTCAGATCAAACAGTACCCGCTGGCGGAACAGTAACATTTACAAACCCACCTGCCACCTCAAGTGAAGTAGGACTACCAATACATGTAGAGATTAAGACTATGCCAATTGACCTTAAGATTCAATCTGGCACTAGATTAGGATTTAGAAAACGAATTGTTGAGGTTAATGCTTTAATATTGAATACTCAAAATTTAGTGATTAATGGAAACCTAGTTCCTATTAGGTCATTAGGACTAGATGTAGTTGGAACCGCAGTGCCAGAATTTACAGGGACTAAAACTTTACATGGTATACTAGGTTACAACAGCGATGGGCAAATCACTGTGACACAAAGCGCCCCGCTTAAGTTTACATTGTTAGGGTTAGAATATAAAGTGTCAGTACACCAAGGAACATAATTATGGAAATGTTATCAATAGCAGGATCGGTCTTCAGTGCAATGCAAGGGATGCAACAGGCAAAAAGCCAAAAGGCCATGTACAAACTACAGGCATTGCAGACACAAGCAGAAAGTGAACGCAAAGCATTACAGTATGAACAACGTGCAAATGATACGTTACGTAACCTAAATAAAGCTATTGCTTCTAATCTATCTCGTGGCTATGCTGGCGGAGTAGTAGGCTTTGAAGGGTCAACAGCTTTAATCAATACAGCCAGTGGAAGAGATGCTGGAAGAGACTTTATGTTTGATATTCAGAATGCAGAAAATGCATTACTAGCAGGAACAACACAAGCTGAAATTTACGGCATAGCTGGTAAAACTGCTTACACTAGCGGTATGTTTAGTGCAGCAGCTGGATTAGCTGAAGCTGGATACAAGTATAGTAAGATAGGATCAGCACCAGCACCAACAAGTACAACCCCATCATTATTAATTAGTTAAAGAATAATACTATGGCACAAGACCCAAGATACAGAAGCAGAGGAGTAAGTTTAGAGAATACCAGACCTCTTGATTTTGCTTCAGTGCGTGAGAGCTTTCAGGCATCTCAGTCGCTGCAAAAGCGATTAGATCGAGTAACTGACATTGCTTTTTCTGAACTAAAGACTAAAGCTGAAAGAGAGGGAAAGATGTATGCAGTACAAAACCCTATTTCACTTCAGCAAATTCAAGATGCTATTGGCAGTGGGACACCTTTAGAAAGCTTAATTCAAGACAGTGATACCGTATTTGGTGCATCAGCAGCAGCAGCACAAGCTACATTATTAAGACAGGATCTACTAAATGACTTTACCTTAAAGCTTCAAGAGTTAAACTCAGGTATTGATTCAAATATGGTTACTGATGTTGACTCAGTTATTGTTGACGTTAATGCGAATATAGATGGATACGCCAATGTATTGTCTCAGATTGATCCTGAGTCATCTATTAACTTTAGAGCATCCGCTGCAACCATTGGAGCAGCTACTGTAAAGAAAGCATTAGATGCGGCAGAAGCAAGAAACATGGCAGAGAATGAAGTCAAGTCACAAAATCAACTTAACTTCTTTAAACAATATTGGGCTAGTACATTAAGAACTGACTCAGATGCCTTATCTAAACTTGCTTTCTTAAAGGAAAGGGAGGTTAATTCCTTTGCGGTATTTAGAAGGAATCCTAAGACATTTAGTGACAATGTAGCTAAGTTTAATGCAGAGGTAGACTCAGGTATACAGAACGAATTAGCTAACCACCTTATTGAAAGCAAAACTATCTCTAAGTTCTATAACGGGGAAAGAGGTGAGTGGGGCATGATTCTAGCAGCAAGAGGATTAGATACTCCAGATAATATACAGAAGATTATTAAAATAGCTACTGATAAGATTGACCAGCAAGGTACTCTCATGAAAGCTGAAAGAGATGCTCAATACAATCTTAAACAAGAAACCTTTATTGACCTGTATGATAAATTTACCTCTCAAGTTTATAGCGGGGAAGAGTTTAAGAATGAACTTAAAGCTATTAATTATCCACTATCAGTTGAATTGCTTAAAGAGATTAACAACGAAAAAGCTTCTAGCTTAATACAGAATGAAAACTTTTCTGACTTATCACTGCAAGTACAGCTTGGCAAGATGGATTATGGATCAATTGATAATAAGGCTTACGCTGGTGATATTAGTTACTTTCAAGCAGCTGATCTTAAAAAACAATACTTGCAAGTTACTAAGACATTGAAAGCAGGCAATGATATTATTAATAACAGACTCCGGATTGACGACTTGACTGTAATGAGAATGAATCAAGACAATCCACTAAGAACATTGATTGCTGATGCAAGATTTGAATTATCACTAGCTCAAAGTAGAGCTGTAGGCAATGGCGAAGAGTTCGACCAAAGAACAGCTGCGATAGAGATAGCAGAGAAGACTGCTCAGAAATACAAAGAATTAGCTTTACCAAAACATATCTCTACTGTATCAAGACATCTTAAAAAAACTGACTATCAGTTTACTACTGGTGAAGCCTTTGCTGAACTTACTGACGCAGAGATTCTTTCACTTAAGTATAAAGGTAAGGACTTAGCTCCAAGAACCTATGAACGATTAATGAAGAATCGTAACACTCTAAAAGATATTTATGAAGGACAGATTGTAATGGAGATGCCAAATGAATGATGATATTGAACAGTTGTTTATAGACGATGCATACATTCGTAAAGGTATTATGGTTGATCCAATTGTTGTCTCTCCAAAAGAAGATCCATCCCTTATGGATACGTACGCTGCTGCTGTAACAGAGCCATTAGCTGATGTAACAAAAGCTACTCCAGATGCTTATAAGAAGATGGCTGGCGCTACAGCTAAAGGTGGTGTACAAGCTCTTGGAACACCAATGGATATTGTGGGCTTACTTGGTGGACTATTAAACATGGCTAGTCCTGACCCAGAAGGTAAAGGTAACCTGGCTCAATTTGAGGAAATATATGGGGCTATACCATTTACCTCAGAAGATATTAAAGGTATGTTGGAAGACGCTGGATGGAAGTATGAAGAAGGGCCAGAACAAGCAGCAGAACTTATTGGTGAAGTAGGACCGGTTACAGAGGTTGTAGCAAAGGGCGTTAAGAAAATCATTAAGAAAAAGGCTAAATAATTATGTCTACACAAGAACAATCTATCAATCAAGACATAGACCAAATGGTTGGTATTGAGCAAGACTTAGAAGAAGTAACTAAAGAGATTACTCCATTAGCTACTGCCGAGGATGTATTACAAGAAGATGTTGCAGACGATATTCCTGAGGAAGTAGATCAAGACGTATTAGTACCAACAGGTCAACCAACATTTACTGACGAAGAACCAACCAAGGTTGCAGGCATAATTCCTAAAGTTATTAAAAAGGTTACGACTCAAAGCGAAGATTTCGCTGACTTAATGGCAAAGCGTAGCAAATTACCATCAAGTTCTGATGAATACTTAATTATCCCAAATGCTACTGACGATGAGGTAAATGCCGTATTAAAGAGCTATGGAGATACGCCTGTTGACCCAGCAGCAGAAGGCGCTACCGTTGGAGCAAAAGCTACAATCTCACCTAGATTTAATGTTAATCAGATTGAAGACTCACAGGGCGTTAAAGACTTTATTAATGTCGTTGGTGATGTTTATCTTGGTGAAAAGAAAGTAATCTCTACTAAGCAAATAGCTGAGGAATTAAGCAGAGCTAGGTATACAGTATATAAAGACGGCAATTCATTTAAGCAATTTAAGACACAAGATGAAGCTTATGCCTATGTTAGAGAGCAAGGGGATAATGCAGTGAACTTTACTGTAGAAGGCAAGGCTCCATACTCTAGTGACTATCTAGCTAGAATACTAGACCCTAACAACCCTACGATTGCAGATCCAACAGAAGCATACAAGATGTTGATGGCGCAATTAGATGTTACCAATAAAGCAGAGATATTAGCCAGACAGATTATTGACCAAGGTGTAAATGCAACAGATGCATTAAGACTTGAGTTTGACCAGACATTAGCATTAGCTGGTGAAATATCTAAAGCAGTAGACAGAAGGACTGCTGACTATGGTAGAACATTGCGTATGTTTGGTGAATTAAGAAGCTCTGGAAACTTGAAAGAGATTGATAACTTCATTGCTGAGCATGGAGGAAGGTCTGGCACTGAAGAAAGAGCAAGACAATTCTTAGCATTACCCACAACTGAATCAAAAGCACGTACTGCAAGAGCGGCATTTGGTATGGGTGCTGTTAAGGATATTTGGCTTTCTACATGGATTAATGGATTATTATCTAGCCCAATAACTCATGCTAAGAATATAGCAGGTAACGCTATGTTTGGCGCAATGCAACCAGTTGAGCGAGCTATGATGTCTATTGTTGGAAAGGTACGTAATGGTGTATTTGGTAGTGATGATGCGATTAGGATGAGCGCTGTAGTCGATCAAGCTCAAGGATACTTTGGCTCCATTGTAGATGCTGGAAGATTAGCTGGAAAAGCATTCGTCAAGAATCAAGGCATGGATGAAGCATCTAAAATGGAATTAGATAAGTTTGCAAGACGCAATGAGTTTGATGTTGACTTTGGAGATTCAACCATAGGAAAAGCAACAAGTGATATGTTAAGGCTGTACGGAAAGTTTGTTACTTTGCCGGGCAGAACATTACTTGCTGAGGACGAGTTCTTTAAAGGAGTGGCTTATGTTGGAGAATTTAGATTCCTAACAAAACAAAAAGCTGAGGTATTTTATAGTGCAAGATTAAAGGAAGGTATTGACAAAGAGACTGCTAAGAAACTTACTTCAGATTATTTAGCTGAGATAAGAACTAACCCAACAGATGACATCCTAACAGCTTCTACAGAAAGAGCTAAAGAGATGACGTTTACTAAAGAACTAACAGGCACTATGGCTGACATACAGCGTGGTATAAATAGCGGCAAGTTATCTCCAATACTTAAGATGTTCTTTCCCTTTGTTCGTACTCCAACAAATCTTGTTATCGAGGCTGGGAAGAGAAGTCCATTACAGTTGATTAACCCAGGGTTTTATAGAACGGTAGCTAAAGGTGGCGTGGAAGCAGATGCAGCTATAGCGAAGATGACATTAGGTACGACTATGATGGGAGGTGCTGCCTATTATGCTCTTCAAGGACAACTAACTGGCGCAGGTCCAACTAATAGACAGCTACGAAAAACATTAGAAGCAACCGGATGGCAACCATACTCTTATGTATACAACAAAAGTGATTTAAGCGAAGATCAGATTAAAGACTTCATGGACAAAACACCAGTATCTGTCGGAGAGGATAAGGTCTATGTCTCGTATCAAGGCTTGCAACCTATCTCCACATTAATCGGTGTATCAGCCACTATAGCTGAATACTTTACATACAACTCATATGCTAATACCGCAGAACAAACTACAGCAGAAGAACTCGATAAAATAGTGCAAGCAGCAGGTTTGGGTGTTTATGACTTTGTTGGTCAGCTCCCTATGCTACAAGGATATTCCGAGTTTACTGACATTCTTGCTGGCGACCCTATGAGTAGTGCTGCTAGTTTAAATAACATGTTAAATAAGTTAGGGAAGAAGGCTGCTGATGTTGCTATTGGTGGATCTCCATTAGGCGTATATAGCAGTGGTATGGCTACAGTAGAAAGAATCATGTCTCCAGAACGATCTAATGTTATGAGGTCAGAGGGCAGTCCAGAGGGTGGGCCAATATCTGCATTAGGTGATGGATTCGATAGAGCATGGAATCAGTATACATCTAGGTCTCCATTTTATAATGATGAGCTTCCAGAGGCATTAGATCCATTAACTGGTGATATAGTTACTATAGGAAAAGGCAATTGGGGAGAAGCATTTAATCCATTTAAAAACTCAGAAGGTAAAGTTGCTGAAGGATACCGAGCCTTAGTTAGTGCTGGTGTTCCAGTATATAGTCCTCCAAGGAAATTACACGGCTATCAACTATCAGCTGAGATGTATAACGAATGGATTGTTATTGCTACTGCCGGTGGAGAGCTAGAGGATGCAGTAATTGATGCAGCAGATATGATGTATGAAGATGATGACCTAGGCAAAGTTCAAAGAACTCTACGCAGAACGATGACCACAGGATACAAAGAGGCATTGATAGAATTGAAAGAGTTTTATCCTGACCTAGAGATGCATCTAGAAGATAAAGATTTAGAGAGTGCTGTTGAGGGAGTATACAGTTATTACTAGATTAAAACCCCAAATTATGCTAGAATTTTAAAGAGGAAAACATATGGCAATTGATATATCAAACACAACTAGGCGCATAGTCTATACAGGATCTGCTGGTACAGGTCCTTATGCTTTTGCGTTCGAGGTATTGTCTGAAACAGACATTGCCGTATACTTCAATGAGACTGAACTTACACTTACTACTGATTATACAGTATCTATTAGTGGTACTGGTACAGGTAGCGTAACTATTGTTGTTGGTGTGAATGTACCTACTACACCAGACGCTGATGATCGTATTACTATTGTTGGCGATAGAGCCATTGAAAGATCAACAGACTTTACTACTGGTGGCCCTTTATTTGCTCAAGCATTAAACGATGAGTTTGATAGTCTAACCATCTTTACCCAACAAAACTTAGAACAATCTAACCGATCACTACGCGCACCTAACACTGATCCAACTACAGTCAATATGACATTGCCTATCAACACTGTTCGGGCAAACAAAACCTTAGCGTTTGATGCTAACGGGGATCCAGTTATTGGTGAGATCATTGGTGATAACCGAGGTGACTGGGCAGCAGGAACAACCTATAACAAACGTGACTTAGTTAAAGATACCAGTAACAACAATGTTTACCTCTGTAATACAGCGCATACATCCTCTGGTTCACAACCTATATTCACCAATACCGATGCAGCTAAATGGGATCTATTAGTTGATGCAGCTAGTGCAGCGGCAAGTGAAGCAGCGGCAGCAGCTAGTGCAGCGGCAGCATCTACATCAGAAACTAACGCAGCTACATCAGAAACTAATGCAGCGACTTCTGCTAGTACAGCAACAACCAAAGCTAGTGAAGCTTCAACAAGTGCAAGTAACGCAGCAGCTTCTGAGTCTAGTGCTTCAAGTAGTGCAAGTTCAGCGAGTACATCTGAAAGTAACGCAGCCACTAGCGAAACCAATGCGGCAACATCAGAAACTAATGCAGCCACTAGCGAAACCAATGCAGCATCAAGTGCATCATCCGCATCGACATCAGCTTCTACTGCAACAACACAAGCAGGCATAGCAACCACTCAGGCAAGCAATGCGGCTACATCTGCATCTAATGCAAGCACCAGTGAAACTAACGCAGCTGCTAGTGCGACTAATGCTTCCAATGCACAGACTGCTGCTGAAGCTGCACAGACCGCAGCTGAAAATGCAGCGGACAGTATTGAAGCTTTTTATCTAGGAGCGCAAGCATCCGATCCTACTGTAGATGGTAATGGCGATCCTGTAACCGCAGGTGATTGGTACTTTAATACAGTAGCGAATGAGACACGCATTTACAATGGATCAACATGGCAAGTAACGGCTATATCTACTGCTGGATTACTAACTACAGCAAACAACTTATCTGACGTAGCTGACGCAGGAACCTCTAGGGCTAACCTTGGATTAGCTATAGGCTCAGATGTACAAGCCTATGATGCTGATAACGCGGTGACAGATGCTACTCAAACATTCACTGCCCCACAACGAGGAACAGTTACTGCTGATAATGACCTGTCATTTGATATGAATGTAACTAACAACTTTACTTGTACACCGACAGGTGGAGGTACTCTTACATTTACTAACCATACCGCAGGCCAATCAGGATATATACTTTTAGTTAATGGTAGTGACTATGCCATTGCAGCCCATGCTAATACGAAGATTAATGCAGCGGACTTAGCTACTATTAGCACAACAGGTACTTACCTTGTATCTTACTTTGACAACGGCACTAATGCTTATTTAACAGTTAGTGCATCTTACGCATAAGGGTTAGATGAGTTTATTAAACAACAGTAATGCCATATCCACAGGTGGTGGTTATAACCTAGAGAACAGCTTACGCTTTCGTGAGTCTGCTTCTGCAAATTTATTAAGAACTCCTACTACTGCAGGTAATCGTAAGACTTGGACTTGGAGTGCTTGGGTTAAAAGAGGTAATGTAGCAGATTCTTCTTATTATTGTTTGTTTGGTGTTGACGGAGTTACACCTACTGATAGAACAGAAATTACATTTTCAGCTAATGCTATATTTATATATGAACAAGTAACAACAGCTACTATTTCATTAACTACTACTGGTTTATTTCGTGACCCTTCTGCTTGGTATCATATCGTAGTAGCAATAGATACTGCACAAGCAACATCAACTAATAGAGTAAAACTTTATGTTAATGGTGAGCAAATAACATCATTTTCTTCGGCAACGTACCCAAGTTTAAATTATAATACTTTTGTTAATTCAACAAATACCCATGTTACTGGTGCTAGAAGGTACTCTAATGGAACAATAAATAAATACTTTGACGGCTACCTAACAGAAGTCAACTTAGTAGATGGACAAGCACTTACACCATCAGACTTTGGTGAAACCAATGAAGACACAGGTGTATGGCAACCTAAAGAATACACAGGCACATATGGTACTAACGGATTCTACTTACCATTCAAACCTACTACACAGGCTACAGGATTTAACACAGTTTTATATACTGGTACTGGTGCAGCACAGGCTATTACAGGTGTAGGATTCTCACCTGATTTAGTCTGGGGTAAAAATAGAGGTGCAACAGCAAGTCATAATTTATTAGACACAGTACGAGGTGCAACTAAAAGATTATTTAGTAATTCTACTGAAGCAGAAGTTACAACAGCAACCTCATTAACATCTTTTGATTCAGATGGATTTACATTAGGAAGTGATACTGGATTAAATACTAATACAAACACTTATGTAGCATGGTGTTGGGATGCAGGGTCAGGTTCACCTATAAGCAATACTGATGGTACGATTACTTCTACTGTTAAAGCTAATCCTGCTACGGGATTCTCTGTGGTGACATGGACAGGGTCAGGTGCAATTGCTACTATAGGTCATGGTTTAGGAGTTGCTCCAGGCTTTATAATAGTAAAACAAAGAGATGCTGTTCGTGGTTGGGTTACGTACAATAAAAATTTAGCATCAAACCAAGTAATATATCTTAATGTAACAAGTGCTGCAAATACAGATACTACGGCTTTTAATGCAACTACTCCCACAAGCTCTGTATTTAGTGTTGGTACAAGTGCTGATACTAATCAATCTAGTGGAACTTATGTTGCCTACTGCTTCTCTGAAGTAGCAGGTTACTCTAAATTTGGTTCATATACTGGTAATGGTAGTACAACAGGACCTGTAGTTACCACTGGATTCAAACCTGCGTTTGTGTTGATTAAGAAATCTAGTTCTTCTGGAACAAATTGGATGATGTATGATAATACAAGAAATGTAGCAAATCCTGCAAACAATGTATTAACAGCAAATACAAGCAATGCAGAAGTAACATCTACAAATCAAATAGATTTTAATAGTGATGGATTTCAAATTACTGGCTCTTCTGGTGGAGTTAATACATCAGGCGATACATACATCTATATGGCATTCGCTGATACTCGTGATGCACAG